CGCAGGAACGCGCACCCGAGTGGGATTAAGCCCATCTTTAATAGCAAGTGGGCTATAGCCCTTGCGCTGATGCGGTAATCTACTTGCCATGGACTATCAAGCACTCCTCGAATCTGCTGTTGAATTCTCATCTGATGGTATCGGCGCTGTCATGCTCAAAGTCGCTGAGTTCTTCTACACCATCTTGTACCCATCGAATGCGGACCCCGCGACAATCCTTCCTAAGGTCGACCCATCTGCTGCGATTCAAACAGCGGTGGAGAACCTATAATTCCGAAAGTTTTCTCGGGCTGCCCACTGATTAGGGTATAACAACCTATCCGAGTGGTAATAAACAGCTATACTTAAGTGTAGGAAATGAAATCATTTCATCCCCGTAGTATTTCACCCGACCAGTGCGGGATTGCCGTTAACTGGCTGAAAATGAGGAAGGGAACATCATGGCACAAGAAGACATCGTTGTAGTAGCAGTAGACGGGTCTGAGGCCTCCAAGAACGCCGTCCTGTGGGCAGCGAATACCGCAACCAAGCGTGGAATCCCACTGCGAATTGCATCAAGTTACACGATGCCGCAATTCCTCTACGCGGAGGGAATGGTTCCGCCCAAGGAGCTCTATGAGGATCTCCAGAACGAAACTGCAACCCGCATTGAGGAAGCTCGCGTCATTGCACACGAAGCATTCCCTGACCTGAAAATCGGCCACACCATTGCTGAAGGCTCCCCGATTGATATGTTGCTGGAGATGTCACATGACGTCACCATGATTGTCATGGGCTCCCGCGGCATGNTATTTTTTAGGTTTTTGTTCCAATTCAGCGACTTCTAATTCCGCTTGAAGTAAATTTGCGAGTTCGTCCTTTTTCATTTTCTCATTAAATTCAATTCCAAGTTCGGTAAGTTTTTCTTTAATTTCATCCTTTGTCATGGGTTACGCTCCCTCCGGTTCTGAAGGTGTTCCGGCATCCGGATGTGGTTTACCAAAAACCTTCTGGAATATTGCATCACGATTAGTAGTTGAACCTTTTTTATCCTCGCCAAAAATAACGGATTTTTCTTCAGAAAAACCATCTATTTCTCGATCCATAAACTGTGCTGAAATTTCTTCTGTAGAAAATTCAGTGCTTTCTCCTTTGGTTTGTCCGGTTACGTTAGGGCGAGTGAACATGCCCTTAGGAAGCCCAACATATTGCCTTGACCCATCTTCGTAGGTTTTAGCAAATACAACCGCTACATAAGGTGGATTGTCATTGCTCCCAGTAGCAGTTAGACCTTCCACAGTTTCCCACCCCAACAATTTCTGTTTATCTTCAATTGGGATTTTGTGAAACGTAGAGTTAACTGAGATATTACCGTTTGATACGGCTAATTCTGCTGTTGTGTTATCGCCGAACGCACGAACTACTTCCTGCGGCATTTCAACGGTAATATTTTGTAAAAACTTCACTCGTTCTATATACGTTGCTGCAGTAGTGTCTCCTATTTCACCATAATAAAATTCGTCAACTCCTGTGGATGCACGATAATTCTTTTCTTCTCCTGCCAAATTAATCACTCCTTATTTAAAATAAAAATGACAGCCTTATAAGCTGTCAAAGTCTTCACGATATAAAGTTCCTCTGTACCTATCTGCTTTTCTAAAAACACCCTCATCGTATTCGTTGGGACCTTTAATTTGTTTGAATCCTAATTCATTCCACATAATATCTCGGATTGTATTTGCTAGATTTAACGTTATGGTTCGGTTACGTGTCCATACATCAATTTGTATTAAAAAATCCAGCTTAGTCCATGTATTATCCGCGAAATTAATAGGACTACCATCATCAAGAGGGTCTAGAACAATATGAGGGTTGATTACATCTCCAGTCTCTGGATATTCATAATACTTAATCCTTCCAAATGCTTGTTCCTTGATATACGGATCCGCAATAAGGTGATTATAAACAATTGACAAAATATCCATTACAACCCTCTCCTTATTGCTTCCATGATAGCTTTTCGGTAAGCACCCTCTGCATTTTTCATTGCTCTTGCAATCGCGCCTTTACCCCGTGGGTTAGGATTTTTAACGGTACCCCATTCGTTTAGGTGTATTACTCGGTAACGGCCATGAGGGCCTTTCCAGTGAATTTTAATGGTACGTACACCACCAACCCACATTGGTTCTGATACGGTGATCTCTTCTAAAGTGTACCCTTCGGAATAGCCCTTACCATCAGAAAAGGTCTTTACTTGTTCTTGTAATTCCTTCACGAATACTTTAGCTCCTGCTTTTAATGCTTCATCACTGATGCGTTGCATGGCTTGTTTACCTAGATGTTGTTCTAAATCACCTAATAACTTATTTAATCCAGTTACATTTGCGCTCATGATGTGATACCTCCCACAATCTTTATAAATGCACTATTCTGTGGGTCGGGAAAACTGTGTTTTACATTAAATTTCTTCCCTTTATAACCACGAGCATCAACTTCAATATAGTGTTTGTTGGTAGGAAGGTAATCGTCTAATGGATCCCTAATCGTAATGGTGATATCCTCAACGGTTCCATTGGTTTTCGCTTGCTCCAGGTCTTTCATCCATACTTCATCAATCTTCCCCATACACTCATAAAGCACTTGCTTCTCCTTTTCTCCTGGTTCGGGACCAGGATTAGGAACATACTCATAAAAAGTAACTGGTGTACGTAATTCACCACTATGAACTCTTGGTGGTTTATATTTAAACTCTCTCATCCGATTCACCTTCTTTTTTTAATGTGATATCTAAGGAGAGGCTATTAATTTCACTCAAGAAATTATTCTCAAAGTATTCTACTGCATCGTTGTAAGCATATCGGGTACGCTCTAATACAAGTTCCTTTGCTTGGATGTCCGTATCTGAGTCACCTTCAATATCAAATTCCCCACACTTACTTCTAATATACGAAATTGAAAAGGACAATAACTGTTTCAAGTTATCGTCCTCGTTGTGCGATATATGCATTCGGTCTTTAAACGTTTCTATCAATTCTGGTGTGACCAAATTAGATCACCCTCTCTTATGCTCCTTTTGGTTCTTCTGGTTCACTTGCTTTATTTAAATCAAGGTTTAAATCATAAACTTGTGCAGCGTAATTGTCCTTTGGTTTACCTGTTGCGTATTGTTTAGCGATATATAACTGTGCATCTTGCATTGCTAGTGTTTGGTCAAACTTATTAACTTGCATTGCTCCGCCAATAGCAGCGATGTACTCACCTTTAACAAAGAACAATACCTTACCTTTAGGAACGAATATAGATTCCGTTTGAATAGGATTGAATGGTAAGTTAGTGACATAAGCGCCGCTATCATTTTGTACGGTAGCATTTGCACGAATACCAAAAGTATCAAAAGGATTAGTAACCATAACTACTTTTCCAGATACATTACGAACTTTTTCTTTATTATCCTTTCCAACTGGACGGATAGAAAGTTTTTCAACTACGCCTTTTAACTCATTAATTGTTTTACGTCCTGGTTCAAAAGTTAATGTATCAACAGACGTTTTTTCCACAACTGCCCCATTTTCTTGTTTTTCATAAAGAAGCCCAATCGGTTGTGATTGTCCGTTTCCGGCAACAAACCCTTTTTCTAAACCAACTGTCATAGCTTCCACAATCATGGTACGTACATAACGCTCAATCCATACTGGTCCAAGTTGTAACATATCATTATGAATAGGAATAAATGCAGTTAATTTAAGTTGAGTGATAGACTCTTTTCGGAATGTCGCATTTAATTGCCCTTGGATATCACCGAATAAATCGCCCCATACCGCTGCACCTTCTGGATCAGAATAAATAAATTCTGTTACCGCACCTAAATTTTGAATTCCTAAATGCGTTAATAGTGGATGTGCTTCTACTAAATCCTCAAATACACGCTCTTGAGTCGTTTTAGGAAGAGTGTCAATATCTTTAAATCCACCTTCTTCGATAACTGCATTAAAGAATTTGGTTTCTTCAGTAGTTAAAACGTTTTGCCCACGTGATTGAAGTACAGAATTGTCAGCGATATGTGTATTCACTTCTCTCATAATATCTTTCTGTACGTCATTAGCTAGTGCTTGAAGCATATTATTTAATGCTTCTGTCTGTTCTTCTGGAGTTCCTTCCTGTGTTGCTTTAGCAAATGCTAATTTTTGTTCTTCGAAATTTGTAAATGTAATTGGCATTGTCATTCTCCTTTATTTTAAATTTAAAAAGAGCGCTGATAGGTTCTGCTTAGGTGCAGTTTTCTGTTCAGGCTCTTTTGGTTCTGGTTTATTTTGTTGCGCTGCATATTTAGCAACTAAACTTTCTTTTAGGTTTTCGGGTTCTTCTTGTGATTCATCTGGTTCCACAATTTCAATTTCATCAGTAACGGTATCTGCAAATCCTAAAGCAACTGCTTCATCTGCATTTAACCAAGTCTCATCCTTTAACAACTCTGTAAGTTCGTCTTCGCTACCAACAAAACGATTTCGATAAGAGGCCGTAACTGCTTTATCAACTTTCCGTAAATCTTTGGCAGTTTTCTCAAACGCTTCAGCATTTCCATATTCAAATGTACTTGCTTGGTGAATCATTAGCATTGTGTTACTCGGCATAACGATCTCATCACCAGCCATTGCAATAATAGATGCAGCACTAGCGGCCCAACCATCGATATGAATAACGACTTTTGCTTTATGATTCTTTAGGATATTTCCAATAGCAATACCATCAAAAGCTGAACCTCCACCACTATTGATGTGTACATGGATTTCCTCGACATCTGCGTTTTCAATTTGACGTAGAATGTTCTCAGCGCTGTTTCTCCAACCACCGATGAATCCATAAATTGATAGTTTCAATGTTTTTTCGGCCTGGTTTACAATTTCAAACTGTTGTTTTATATTAAGTATTTTATTTATGTCAAATTTGTTCACTCACTCTCACCCCCTCCCGAGTCGCCATCCTCGGTATAGTTTTTAGTAATGTAATACCTTTCGAGTATTGGATCATCAACAGGTTCATCTCCCAACTTATCACGTAATTCGTTACCGTTATACATACCGCCAGCACGTAATTTGTCTACAGCTGAAGCGACATCAAATATATCTCGATAAGTCGGCCTACGAATATCCATTTTTCTATCTTTCAAGTAATCACTTTTACTAAAAATCTGGCTATTAAGCTCGTCACCAATTTTCTTTATAAATGGATCGATGCAAAAAAGCATAAAATTACGTGTAGGTTTTTCTACATCTGCCATTTCACCGAGAACTAGAGCGGGAGGTATTTGCATCGCTCTCGCAATCATAATTAAAAACCCATCCGCTGTTTTATTTACTTCATCAACAGATTGGGTTTTGGTTCCTTTACCAGTATGCTCTTCGTATTTATAGCCTTTTTGTTGCGGAACAATAGCAATATCTTTATTGGTAAAAGCACTGTACATCTTATTGATAAAATTCTGGATTTTATCTCTTTTTTCTTCAGCAGTACCATTTACTCCTTCAATATCAACAGTTCCTCGAATTTGATCTTTTCTTTTTTGAGCGTTAATAATACGACCAAATAATTCTCCATAATCAGAATAGAGACCATCAATAATTCGAGTTAACTTTTCATTGTTATATTCCAGATAAATAACGTCTTCTCTTTTAAATGTCCTCTGGTACGTGTGATTTTTAATAGTGACATCTTTGAAAGTGTCACCGTAGAGTGCGTATTCAGTCCTGGTAAACGTATCGGCTACTAATAAATCCTGTGTATCGGATTGAATAATTAAACATTCGTTATCGTAAACAAGTTTGTAAATGACTTGTTCCCAAAAGGTTGCTGCAGATTGATTCAAATTTGGTTTAACATTTAGGCGATAATACATTTCGTTTTTAATAGACCTTTTACCATCTTTTATTCGAAATTCAGACATACTAATAGTCTTAGCGATTAAGTTTATACACGTTTGAATAGCTATTTTTTTCATCTGGATTCGATTTGAAGTATCTTCCAATAAATCTAAATCCAGCATAATTTCGTATTCACTGTTTTTTTTAAACAAGTCCAGGAATCCTATTTTTAATCACCTCCCTAAAAATCAATTGCATCTAAGTAAAAATCCTCTTCATCTTCCAAGATGTTATCCGCTTGCCATAGAGCATGAATAAACGCTTGGAATCCATCCGTTTTCCTTCTTACTTCATCTTTTTTCAAATACTCTTTATTACCATCTTTCTTTATCTGTACATAAACATTATTGGTGTACCATCGCATTAAAGGATTATCACCATAAATAACATTATGTTGAGCGAAAAGCGTCTCCACTCGTGGTGCTAAGAGAGAGTGAATAGCTTTCGGATTTCGTATATAAATTAATTCAAATCCTTCTGCTTCAAGTGCGCTCTTAACCAAATCTAGTCTAAACGTATCGGCCACAATTCTATTCACCCCATATGACTCTCGCATTTCAACAAACCAATTAACGATATGTTTTATATCGATAACTGGACCATCTAATATGGTTAATAATCCTGCTTCTTCCCAGTCTTTTATAGGTGCTTGAAGTTCTACGTTGTTTAAAAAACCTTGTCTAACAAACGAATGAGTTTTCCAAATATAATCTTCACCAACCTTGAACAAAAGACCGACTGCTGCAAAGTCACGAATACTTGCAAAATCTAATCCACCAACAGCCACACGGTGTTTAAGGTCTGGAACTTTTCTTAATATCTTTTGTTCATCATTCGGATTTGTTTCATAACCGGTTCTCCAAATTTCTTCCCATGTAGCAACTGAAGTTGTTAAATCCGTTGCTGGGCAATTCATACGCTTAGTCATAAAACGGATTCTTGCGGATGGCTTAGAATTTCCTAGTGAAATGTATTGAGTTTTAACTTTCCTAAATAATTCTTTCGCATATTCACTCATCGGTTCATGAAACATTGGATTAGCTTTTTGCCAATTCGATTCATCGTTCATTTCCGATTCATCGTCCAATGTGGCCATGAACACAAACAAAGGATCGTCTAACGATTCACCTTTGAGAACACGAATAGCACGCTCTTTTAAATCATCTAGGTAACCACCGCGAACAAAACCATCTGTAGTGATAAAGAACTCCCTTGAATGTTTTACTTTTCCTAAACCAGATGAAAATACATCAACAATAGCTGAATCTTCATACTCGTGAACCTCATCATAAATAACACACCCATCACGTAAGCTATCCTTTGTTTTGGCGTTGGAAGTGTGGTATTTAATTTTACTGTTATTGGTTCGACTAGTAATCTCTGATTTAGTTGCGTAAAACAACGACTCTAGAACATCACTGTTATTGGAATTTTTGATAGTGTCATAAACTTCATTGAAAGATGTTTTTGCTTGTTCTTCACTATTAGCCACAATCGACACATTATAATTATCGATACCGTGTAGATCGCTAATAAAGAAATTAACTAATGATGAAATTAATCCGTTCTTACCAGCTCCACGCGCTTTGTATAAAAAGAATTGCTCAAAGAATGGGTAGTTACCTTCTTTGTAGTAAAGGAATACAAACGCAGTTATAAACTTCTGAAACGGCATTAATTTAAAGTAATTCTTTTCGGTGAAAGCAATGTATCTTTCATGAGTGACTTCATCAAAATAAATATCATCACGATTAAGAACGTATTTTTTTAGATAGGAAAATAAAAGAACCAAATACTTACTGACTTTAATTTTGCAAGTTTCGTATTGGTTCATATAATATTTAACGTGTTTATTTATTTTCATCTATATCAAATCACTTGCTGTAAACTTCGGTTTCCCATCGTTTTTATCGTCAATAAAATTGAAAGTACGTTCTATGTTCATAATCGATGAATTCACTTTATTCATTTCGTTTAGTAGAGGGTGGGACTTAACAAACGTCTGACTAGCATTAGTTGTCATAACGGATACGCCCTCTTTTTTTACGGTCCGTTCCATCCGTCTGTACATCTCAATGTGCTTTAAGTACCTACCAACTTTTTCAACCTCCACAGGGTTAGATGTATCTATCCTCGACATAAGGTAATCCTTTATTTTATCAATGCCAACGTCTGTTCTTAATTTGTCTGCCAATCGTCACCACCCCCCTAACGTGTGAATTTGGTTATAAATCTGGANCAGGGCGTGGGTGCTCCATAGAGGGGTGCGATACTCTACGGCCACCCACACCCGGTGTGACCAACCTCACCCCCTTTCTCTACTCCGGTCCAAGCGCTGGCATCATCAATCTGACGATCAAGTTATGTGCGGGTGAAGTTCCAGTCTGATGAAGATCGGATGAATATCGGACCGATATAGCTAGCTCCGGCGAGGTTTTATCGTGCGGCGATGAAGCGCTCTTAGTTTTAGCAAGCACTCTACAGCAGATACAATACGACGTACATCTTCTACTGCGCGATACTGTCGCTATAGCTCTCGGTTGTCATATAGGCCTCGTACGGCTATCCGGAGAATCGGCACCGCTGCCCCGAAGCTTCCCCGTTTCACAGTCTGATGAGGATCTATCGGACAAACAGTCGGCCCGATTGCCGAGGCCAGGGGATCTTTATGTAGGCCGGTGTTACACGTATTTAGATAGTCAAGCACTCAAGCACTTGTTCTACGTGTGGTTACCATAGACTTCAATATTACTCCTTTCGGCGTTTAATAAACTCTCCATCTTCTGTACGCCATATAGCCTCGTGCAGTCGGATTATCGACTCCCGATTCCCCGAACCTGAGCTACCCGCTTCACAGTCCGCTTCTGTGTTCGATCTGGGGCCAAGGAGCTTGCTCAAGGCTCCCTGGAACACAACCGACTAGCCTGTGAGCTAGCCTGAGATCCACAGGTGATTGAAAGCTCCCATGACCAAGCCTCATATCAGGATTTAGTTTCGAGACCATGGAGGATAGATACCATCTTCAATAATCTCTAGTTTTATTCCCAAAGGCGTAGTGTAACTGTATCAGAGCTGACTGGATATGCGCCTTGTCAATAGTGTCCATAAAAAACCTTTTCCAGAGATGCTGGTGTTGATGTTGGGATTGGCTGATTTGACACGCCTGAAAGCCTGCCTCAAACAGAGTCAACAACACATGGTTCAAGAATCATTCCACAGGGATTTGACACAGGCATGATTTTTGAGGTATAAAGGTGCCATTGCTGGTAGGAATCTTCAATTTTCAATAAACGTTGTTGATCAACATGTCTTTTAATCACATTGAATACATAACTACGTGTCTATAAGTCTCTCTTCTCATTTATCGACTCATCTGTGACTCTAAGAGTATTGCTCTGCTTGTCATGGGCTCGGTCTAATAGATAAAACGAAATAGCATTCTCAATTAAACTAGGTAGGCTGGTAACCATAAGACGAGAATATCGGCCCTGAAGAGGAAAAAAGAAGAAACCACAGGGGTAAGACAAAGGAAACCAAGCGAATTCATCTCATTGCTTGATAATCGAGAGGTTGGCTACAGCTAACAAAGGTAACTACCACAATTAATGACAGACGCAAGTAAGCAGTGTAATAACCATATCATCCCTGCTGATTCTCAATTATGTAGATGCACAGACATTATAAGAGCTTTCTGATGGTTATACAGCTGCAATTCAGAATAACCATTGGCAAACACAGCATGCCACAGTTTAGGCTCAGAAAACTCTATCAAATTGTCAGTGAAATAAAGTCATGGATACTGAATCAAACACTAAGACACACCTTTGGTTGCTAAAGAAGTTGCACAGTCAATTATGATCCAATCCTTGACCATTTTCTCCTTCAGCCAGGGATGATATTTTCCACCCTCCTTGAATTGAGAGATATGTTCATTGACTTCAATATGATCTCTCAATAATTCAATTGCCCATTTCTTTTCTGGAATATAGAAATCCACTCGACCATCCCTGGTTCTTGACCATTCACTGGATATCGGTACACCTTGCCCTGCTGTATGGACAAATCCCCTGTAGAACTCAGCTTGGTACTGTGCTTCCACAGGTCTGGGTTGTGATGCAGTTGACATCTTTTTGCCCTCAGCTGAGTGCCTTAAGTTCATGATGGAGAATTTGCTGAGAATCTCTTTGCATAATTTCTGTAGTGAGTCAAATCTGGCAGGCAGGGGTCTTGACATTGTGCCAATTGAATATTCAATGTACCTAATATGGTCAGTTCAGAGCAACAATAGGGGCATATGAGGAGAAGTACTTTTCATGTAAGCGCGATGGCAAAACTGCAATATTGTCACAATCCAGAGCTACCCTGTGAATCCAACCATTCTGATAACAGAACCTGATGTCTACATCATTGATATCAAATGGAATACTTCCTTCCTCTGTAATTGTGTTCAATATGTTCGAAATCTTGCTTGTGCACCTCTCTATACGAGGGAAAGAGCGATCAACTGACTCTCTACTAAGCTTGTCAAAGACTGTGGCGGTGTCCTCCAGGAACCAGATGACATGGTCTTCTGTCAAGGTTCTAATGATCTCATGCTTAATGTCATGGCGGTAGTTCTAAAACTGTTAGCTTCTTTGCTCAGTTAAAACTTCTCAACATGTCC